CAGAACACCCCAGCTACAACCACTATGGCCACGGTAGAGCAGGGAATGAAGGTCTTTACGGCTATCTACAAGCGGATCTACCGCAGTCTAGCCAAAGAGTACAAAAAGCTCTTCTACCTGAACAAGTACTACCTTGATAAAGAGACATACGCTAAAGTCCTAGATGAGCCCATTGGGCCAGATGACTTTGACGATGAGGTCTACGACGTTTGCCCAACAGCAGACCCAACGGCCACCACACAAGCAGAAAAGCTGTTAAAAGCTCAGGCCCTGATGGAGATGTTAGGGACTGGTCTCCTAGACCCAATGAAGGTCATTATGCGGGTTCTAGAGGCTCAGGAGCAGCCCAATTGGGAAGAGCTTATCCCGGGTATGGCAGAGACTGGACAACCCCAGCCGCCACAAGAAAAGCCCGATCCTAAGCTGATGGCAATTGAGGCACAGAGCAAGATCAAGCAGCAAGAATCCCAGCAGAAGATGGCTAATGAAGAGCGCAAGGCCGCAATGGACCAGCGTTCTAGGGAAATGGAACTCCAAATGAAGGCGCAATCTGATGCAGAAGAGCGCCAGCACAAGATGGAAATGCTCCGATTGGAGCGCGATGGTAAGCGGGAGATGTCAAACATCTTCGCAGCAGAGGCCCGTAACAAGGCCATTCTAGGTGTACTAGAAGGTAAACAGAAGCTTGCCACTAACGCAGAGTTGGGTAAGCAGAAGATTGAACAATCTAAGGAGATGGCAAAATCGAAAAGCAAGACTGGATCGACTGGAAAGAAAGCGAAGTAACTCAGGCTGTTTTTAAAGAGTTGGACCTCCTCGTTAAAGAGGGAGAACAGGAACTAGGAGCTACGGCAGGTCGAGATTCTTTTCTAGACGCATATCGTTCTGGAATGCTGCTCGGAATCCGTACCATCCTAAACATGACATTTGAGGAGATCAAGTGATTATTCCCGTAGGCCACAGAGTCCTAGTTCGTCGCTATAAGCTAGAAGAGCGTGATAATGTTTTCAGGAATGCAACAAACGCTGGTATCTTTCTCCCAGAAAAGGATAAGCAACAGCGAGACGCAGGAGTAGACCAAGGTGAGGTTATTGAGGTGGGTCCAGATGCATTCAAGGGCTTCTACCTCAGCTCTAACGGTACCCTTGAGGGCTTTACTCCGTGGTGCGTAAAGGGAGATGTTATTTACTTTGCCAAGTATAGTGGTAAAGCTATTACAGACGATGGCGTTGATTACGTCGTTATTAACGATGAAGACGTTATCTCAATCCATAAGGATGCAGCATGACTCAAGAGATTGAAGGGGGCCAAGATCCCGTTGTAGAGCCCAAGGAAGAGACTCCGCTAACGGAAGTCGAACATCAGGCTCTAGAACTAGGTTGGAAACCTAAAGAAGAGTTTGAAGCCGAAGAAAAGAACCAAGGTAAGAAGTGGCGGCCAGCCGAGGAGTTCATTGAACGCAAGTCGTTCTTTGACAAGATTGAAGGCCAAAACCACAAGATCAAGACCTTGGAAAAGGGCATTCAGGCCCTCAGTCAGCACTACACAAACGTCGAAAAGAGCGCCTTTAGGAAGGCCCTAGAGACGCTAAAGACTGAGCGTAAGGAAGCACTTGAGAATCAGGACCTCGTCAAAGCCGAAGAAATTCGGGATGAGATGGATGAACTGAAGGAAAAGATTGCTGCCCCTGTTGCCCCTGTTATCCCACAGGGACCTCCACAAGAGCTAATTGATTGGAAGCAAAAGAATACATGGTATCAGACTGACGATCGTTTAACTCGTTACGCTGATCGTATCGGCAAAGACTTATTCGAGCAGGGCCTAGCCCCTAATCAGATTCTCAGAGAGATTGAAAAGGAAGTTCGTGAAACATTTCCAGAGAAGTTCCACACTATGAATCGTAATCCTAACAAGGATACAGCGCCAGAGGTGGTGCCAAGTGGTAAGAAGAGTGGTACTGGTGGACAGACAGGGTTTCGTCTGGATGCAAGCCATGAAAAGATCCTGAATAACATGATCCGCAGTGGCGCTCCAATTACCAGAGAGCAGTACATAAAAGACCTGAAAGCAATGGGAGAGATCTAAATGACTGAAGAAAAAACTGTCAATAAAGCGCCGAGTGGCCGTCCAAACCGCAAACCAGTGGGCTACCGTAACCGCCTCACTGTATACGATAAAGACCCGAACTACGAGTACCGTTGGATTAACTCCACGGCCGATGGTGGGGATCGTATTTCCGTTATGGAACAAGCTGGTTATGAAAAGGTACCGAAAGGTGCCACTCGTACTGGGAACGGTCGAGTTGACAACGCGAGCGCGCTAGGGTCCTTTGAAACGGTCCCCGGTGGTGCTGGTGATACGCTAATCCTCATGCGCCAAAAGAAAGAATGGTACAACGAGGATCAAGCTGCTAAAGCCAAACGTGTTGACGAACTCGAAGCCGCCCAGAAAAAAAATCCCGACGGCCTCTATGGAAAAATTCTCTCAAAACTTACAGAGTAAATCCGTTAGCCGTTGGGAATCACCCTAATAGGAGATTCTTTAAATGCCTAACGTTAATCGTGTAAACGGTTTTCAACCGGCCAAAACTCTTACAGGTGCTCCTTGGAACGGCCAAGCGACTCGTTACGTCGTCGCTGCTGCCGATACCACGGCCCTGTTCGTTGGCGATCTAGTCAAGCTATCTGGCGCAACTGGTACTGGAGATTATTTCGGTATCCGTGGTGTCACGCAAGCTGCGGCTGGTGATGCGGTTGTTGGAGTTATTACCGGGTTTGACATCGTTCCTGATGCTCTTAACACCCCACAGCTCCGTGCAGCCTCAACCCAACGTGGAGTCTTTGTGGTTGATGACCCCACAGTACTATTTGTAGCACAAGAAGATGGAGATACAACTCCAATTGCTATGGCAAGTGTTGGTCTTAACGTCAACTTCATTGTTGCCGCAGGCTCAACCACAACCGGCGCATCTGGTATGCAGCTAGACTCCAACACAGTAACAACCACGGCGGCAATGACGCTCAAGCTTATTGAGCCACTGTTGACCCCGAGCAACGAGCTAGTGACCAACGGTCAAGCTAATACTCGTTGGGTTGTTAAGATCAACAACCATCAGCTTGCCGGCGGTACCGGCGTAGCTGGCGTATAAGGAGGATTAGATGGCTACCCCTATTTCTACCGGTAGTTTTGCCAAGGCACTATGGCCCGGCGTCAATGCATGGTACGCGCGTGAATACGCGGAGTATCCCGTTGAGTGGGACAAACTTTTTGAGAAGCACACATCACGTCGTAACTACGAACAAGATGTAGGCGTGTCAGGTTTCGGTCTGCTTGCTATCAAGCCAGAAGGCGCACCAACCAGCTACGACACGGAACAGCAGGGCTTTACGACCACGTATCGCCACACTGTGTTCTCGCTCGGCTTCGTCATCACGCAAGAGATGATGGACGACGACCTGTATGACATCGTGGCCCCACGGCGTGCTAAGCAACTCGCTTTCTCTGCTCGTCAGACCAAGGAAGTCAATGGCGCGGCTGTTTATAACCGTGCTTTCACCGCAGGTTTCGTTGGCGGCGATGGAGTTATTCTACTCTCCAATGCCCACCCCAACGTTGCCGGTGGTACTTACTCGAACGTTCTGACAACGGCCTCTGACCTTTCTGAGGCTGCTCTTGAGCAGGCTTGTATCGACATTTCACTACTCAAAGACGACCGCGGTCTAACGATTGCACTAGTCGGCGAGAAACTTGTTCTTCCACCACAACTAGAGTTTGAAGCGGCCCGTATCCTGAAGACGCAGTATCGCGTCGGCACGGACAACAACGACATCAACGCCCTTAAGGAGCTAGGTAAGTTCCGTCAAGGCCACGTTGTTAACCACTTCCTAACTGACCAAGATGCATGGTTCATCCGTACCAATGCCAAAGATGGCATGAAGTACTTCGAGCGTAAAGCCGATACCTTCACGATGGACAATGACTTCGACACCGAGAACGCCAAGTTCAAGGTACAAGGCCGTTATTCATTCGGCTGGTCGGATCCACGCGGTCTGTTTGGTAGCGCGGGCGCTTAATTAGATGGGACCCCTTCGGGGGTCCCTTTTAAGGAGCCCAATTGGAAATCTCAGCCAGTTTAGATAAGCATAAGTATGCTTTTGCAATACCGTGTTACGAAGGAAAGATTCAAACAGAAACAACTCTAAGCCTCCTAGATACCTCGGGAAGGTTCTCGAATTTGAGGATCCCACATTCTTTTTTGATTATCCGGGGCGGGGCTTTGATACATGATGTACGCAATGAACTAGTCCACAGGTTCTTGCATCTGACAGATTGTGATACTTTGATCTGTATTGATGCGGACATTCAGTGGGATTGGGATGCACTTCTGAGGCTTTTAGTTATGTCAGAGAACTATCCAATCGTTGCGGGTTGTTATCCTTCACGAGTAGATCCGGTTAAGTTTATCGTCAATAATACAACAGATAGACTAAACGAACATGGCCTGTTAGAGTGCGACGGAATTGGTATGGGCTTTGTAGCCATCCAGCGACAAGTATTCGAAAAGATGAAAGTCCCCGCGTATGAGCATTCTAAGTACGACAAACCTGTAAAAGCGTTCTTCCAGCTAGGACTTCAAAAGAGGGAGAATGATAAAATAGCAAAGCCAGTTGGAGAAGATGTTTGGTTTTTCCGAGAGGCTTATAAACAGGGGTTCCCATGCATGGTAGACCCGGCAATCTCGTTAATTCATCACGGCAGTAAGGCTTACGATTACCAATTCAAGGATTACGTAAAAGAGATTCTCAACCTTGAGGATCCAACTCTAGGAGATAAAAATGGGGTTTAAGCAATCAGAGCTTGCACCTCCCGGTCCTGTCAGTACCATTACGCCAGCAGCAAAAGACGTTCGCGTCAAGGCTTTCCAGATCGCACGCACGGACACCGTGTCAGGTACGAAAGCGTGGCTACCCGCCAATAGCTCGATCCTGAATGTATCAGTCCGCCGTAGTGTGACTTCGGATGCTCAAACCGCAAACGTTTCAGTAGGCGTCGGTGCTACTACCAACAATCTGATTAGCGGACTAGATGTCAAGACTGCGGGCCTGTCCTTCGGTACCCTTGACACTCGAATCGCGCTGCCAGAAGGTGACCAGCCGGGAAATGACATTAGCATTAACGCCGTCTATACGGAAACTGGCACAGCCAGTACCACGGGCGGCCCATTCGTTGTAATGATTCAATACGTGAACTAAGGAAGTGGGGGGCTTCGGCTCCCCGCTTTTGTTATGTATAAACCAAGACCAATAGATGTAGCCGACGAGTGGGGAACATACTGCACTAAGCTACCCCGCAAGAAAAGGATGATACGATGGCTGTGGAAGCGGTCTCAAACATGGTCGTTTCTGAAGGTGTTGCTACGGCTAGTACCGTAGTTACCTTCCCGTGGCGTGCCCGCTACATTGAGATCATTAATGACTCCGGTGGGTCCCAGCTACAGTTCAAGTTCAACATTACACAAGATTACGCAACTCTGGAGCCCTATGAGGTGGTTAACCCACCAATTCAGAGCTACACAGTTTACCTGAACGGATCAGGAGCCTACAGGATTAGAGCTTATGGCTAGAACACTCTTAGGCACACAAAGACAGTACCAGCTTCCTATCCAGTTTCAGGAGGATGGTGTAAACGAAGGAACACAGGGCACGGTAGAAATTATTAATTTCACCGGCGCTGGCGTGAACGTAACGCGAGCAGGAAATCTATTAACTGTATCAATTTCAGGGGGCGGTGGTGGCGGAGGCTCTGCAAATAACTACTTTCCCGGAGGATGGACATAATGCCTAAAGGTACTACTTTTTCAAATGATCTCGTTGGTCTGACCTTTAACGGCACGGCCATTGCTGACATTGCAGAAAACGATACTTCTGCCCCACTAACTGACCTATATCTAGCTCTACACACTACTACCCCCGGCGCTGGTGGAAACCAGACCACAGGGGAGGTGAATTACACAAACTATGCTAGAGTAGCACTAGCCCGGACTACTGCTGGTTGGGTAGCTCCCACTGCTGGTGTAACATCAAACACAGCTCTTGCTCAGTTCCCCACTTGTGGCGTTACTGGCGCAACTGCTAACTTTGTGTCTATCGGTACTGTTGCTTATCCCGGTACCGGTAAGGTTCTGTACTTTGGTGCGCTGAACTCACCACTTGCCATTGCCAACCTGATTACTCCCCAGTTTTCGGCAAGTGCCCTAACCGTAACGGAGTCCTAATGTTCGCTTGCGCAGAATGCGGTGCAAAAGTAAATTACAGGCAGGAACAGTATATTAGAACGTGTTCACATACTGGTGCTATTACAGCAAGTATGACGGCAGTCGCAACGGGAACAGGCGGAGTGTCTCTCTCGACTCGACTGAAACTATTCATTCGAGACCTCAAACGTGCCCTTTCAAAATATAGCAGAGTATAACACAGCAGGCAAGGAAGGAAGTAACTGGATCTCCTCGTTCAGAAAGAACGTATCAGTTACTACAATTGCTGGGCAGTGGTTCGATTTTTCGGGTTCTCCCGGAAATCCAGTGCCCAATTACTACGCTGCTTCTCCTCTTACCGCTTCTGTCCTAGACACTGCAAAAGGTATTTGGCACGGTGGGGATGTTGCCCCAGCTACAAAGTACCTACATCGGCTAGTACTGATGGGTTCAGTAGCGGCAGTAAACATGCCAATCTATGTTCTAGATTATGTAATGTACTACCCCTTCATTGACATGGATGCGGCTGGCGAAGAGCAGTTAATGATTAACACTCCAGTAACCCTACCTAGGTACACAGATGGGGTTGGGCTGCAAATGATGCTGGTTACCCAAGCAGCTCCCACCGGTGGTGGTCAGTACAGTGTCACATATATAAATCAGTCAGACGCAGAAAGAACTACAATCAATCAGTTCTGTCCGGCAGTTGGTCCTAACGGCTCACTAGTATCCTCTACAAATGACCCCGCAGGTGTCTCCCCGTTTGTGCCGTTGTTTGGTAGCGACACTGGGGTTAAACGTGTTAAGAGCATTACATTCTCTGTTGCCAACGGTGGACTGTGTGCCCTTGTATTGGTTAAGCCGTTGTTTAGAACGTACATCATGGACAACAGCATGGCTAAAGAAAAAGAAATCATTGTCCATCAAAACATTGGTACCCGCATTGTAGACGGGGCATACGTAAACTTTATCGGACAAACTAACTCAGGATCTATCTCTGCTGCAACCTTTGCAGGTACATTAGAAACTATTTGGGGGAATTAAATGGGTTGGACATCTCAAGATGACATGATTAACCAAATTACCAACAACGGTAAGTTTGGTCAATCTTATTACAACAAGACAATTACCCCTGCTCAGATTACTGGTAGTTGGACTGACCTGACGGTATTTTCAGGTTATCCAGTAGCTGATACTTATGCAGGTACTTCTCTTACCTACGTTGCAACAGACGAATCTTCAACCGGCGCCCTCCCACACGGGGGTAACGTGTCTACTGCCACTAAGCACTTTCTGAACGCTTCGGCCCAAGTAGGTCCTGCTGCGGCTGGTGCCCCTTGGATCATCATGTGCGTAGACCAGTTAGGTTATGTACCTATTACCGGTGTAAACGTAACGGAAACGATTTCACGTACAGTTACAATGACAGCTCTAGGCTCAGGTGCCCGATATCCATATGGAGAGGGTTGCCGAGCCTATTTTTCTACTGAGGTTGCTCCTACCGCAGGCGGCCCTAACCTTACTATCTTTACTTACACAAACAGCAACCCAACTCCTGCAACTGGTAGAGTCTGTCCAGTTACCGTTGGTTTTGCTGCCACGCCAGTAGCCGGACAGTTCCCACATACAGGCAACGCCGCCACCCGCTATGGCCCCTTTATCCCAATGCAGGCGGGCGATACTGGTATTGCTGACTTTGAGAACTTCACATTGACCGGTGGTACAGCCTATACGGGTACGGGACAGTTGGTTCTCCATCTTGTCAAGCCCCTGTGGCAACTGCCCCTAGTAGCCTCTGGTATGATGAGTGAGCGGGACTTCATTAATATGATGCCTTCTCTCCCGCGTATCCGTGATGGTGCCTATCTTAAGTTCATTATGTTCCAGACTGCTGCTACGTCGAACAACACTCCAATGGTTGCTAACTTTGACTATGGTTGGGGTGGTTAATGTTGGTCCGTAATGGGTACGTTCTAGCAACGGGACCTAATAGGTTCATCACCGGGCTTGCAACTGCTCTAGGTTCCTACGGGCAAGATAGAGTAAATTTCAACCGCACTGGAGAGAACCGTAACTGGTACGCAGGACAAGGAACGGGGACCGCTGCGTATCCTTTTGCTTGGCCCAATGGCTACAACCCAGAGAGTTCGTGGGTTATGGCACAGCGGGGCGGTGGAATGGCGACGTACAACACCATTCAAGGTGAAGGTACTTTTACAGGTGCAGGTAACTACGGCCGGAGCATCGACTCTAGCCTGACCGGTTCTGGCGACATTACTAACGCAGCCCTTGCTCTTATTGCTGGTGCTGTGGCAGCTATCACGGGCTCTGGCGCTATCACTGCTGACATTCAAGGTGCCTTGGAGGCAGTGGCAGACCTAGTAGGCTCTGGGGACATTGTAGCTGCTCTAGGGGCCATTGCTGGCCTTATTGCTGATCTGGATGGCGATGGCAGTATTACTGCTATCCTTGCGGGTACAGGCGGCATGTCAGCGGACATCAACGTTACCGGTGACCTACTAAACACAGCCAACGTAGGACAAGCAGTATTCTCCTACCTGATTTCAGCAGGGTACACAGCCCAAGAAATCCTAAGCCTGCTCGCTGCTGTGGCGGCTGGTAAGACCAGTATTGTAGATCTTGGTGGCGGCGACGCAGAAGTTACCTTCCGTAATTTAGCAGACAACACTGATGCAGTAGTAGCAGACATGACCGGTTCCGAAAGAACTAACGTAGTCTTAGATTTAGATTAGGAGAAATAAATGTCAATTGAAAACCGCGCTTTCCAGCCGGGGCCAACAGTAACACAAAACCTTGCCGTCACTGCTGGCGCGGCTTCTATTACCCTTAACAACCTTAGTGGTACACGCTCCGTGCGTGTGGTTACATCTGGTACTACCCCTATCTTTATTACCCTAGATGGCACCACCGCAACGACTACTACTGGTATGGTTGTTCTTGGTAACACCCAACAAGTCTTTACTGTTCCACAACAAAGCTCAGTTGTATCAGCTATCGCCACAGCCACCGGAGTAACACTGTACGTTACGGTTGGCAGCGGGAAGCAGTAATCTAGGTCTTAAAATGAAAGCAGGAGCAACATGCAGTCAATCGATTTTCAACAACTTGTTGTGTGGGGTATTGGGGGTCTTGTGACTTTACTCACATATTTCTTAAGGGGCGTTATGGATCAAGTAAAAGACCAACAAAAAGAAATAAACTCCCTTCATGAGAAATACGTTAAGAAGGACGACTTCTCCTCTTTCAAGACAGAGTTGTGGAATCGCTTCGACCGCATCGAGACTAAGCTAGACAGTAAACCAGACAGTAAGTAATGGCTGCATTTCACAACAAGTATAAAGCTAAAGAATGGAACGCGCTTTGTGATTCCTGTGGCTTTAAATTTAAGTCCTCTGAGCTACGCCTTCGATGGGATGGGCTCATGGTGGACAACGCTTGTTGGGAAACCCGCCAACCACAAGACCTGATCCGTGCGGTAAAAGATCCTGCGCATCCCCTACCTTGGACACGTTCATATGATGATGGTGATGGCGCAGTAGTTCCTTTTGCCCCCGACGACTATGTGGATGATGACTATTGGATCAATGCATATGACACAGGACCTTAAACTATGAGTACTATTGTCCTTCGCCTTGTTAAAGGCTCTGCCTTAACTTGGTCGGAGTTAGACGATAACTTTAGCAATCTTAACACGGACAAATACGAGGCCGGGGACAATGCACAGTTTGGAACTCTATACGCTGCAACTTATACTAACTTACCCGGCGTAACAGCAGTACAAGATGGTATAGTCCCTGCTAGCGGTGGTGGTATTACTAACTTCCTAAGAGCTGATGGTACATGGGCTCCTGTAGGAGGTGGTGGTGGGTGGACTGAATCTACAACTGCTCCATTGTCACCTGTAGGTGGTGATAGATGGCTGGATACAACCACAATGATTGAGTATACTTGGGTTGTATCAGAGGCTAGCTGGGTAGAAGTATAATGGCTCTATTCCCTTCCTCTCCCTATATTGGGCAAGTATGGTCAATCGCCGGTCGCAGTTGGATCTGGACCGGTGTCGGTTGGGCCTTGGGCGATGGTCAGGCGTCTGATATTGTGGTCCCTCTTGTCTCCGTGTACAACACGCCGTCGAACCTTAGCGCCGCACCTCCAGTAACTCTTAATTACGTATAGGAATCACAATGGCCGCACTTCTTACATGGAATAACGCAGGACCGCAGGTGCAGACCAGCACCAGTGTCGGCGACTGTTTCACTGACCTCAAAAACCTGATCGACTCGGTGCTGGCGAACGCACTGTACAAGTGGCAGGTGTCCTCGTCGAACCTTGCCGGGACGCCGTACTACGTCACGCTGAAGCCGAAGTCTGGCGCGGCTGGCCGCATCCTGATCGTCTGCTGGACTGGTGCCCCGGCCGGCAACAACGTCGCCATTCTGGACACTACCCCGACGTCGAATCAGTTGCACATTTGCTACTTCCCGAACGGAAACGTCGACACGCCGAGCGCGCTGACCGCGGCAAGCGGCACAATCATGGGCAACGACACCGGCGCGGTGAAGTGCACGCCAATAGGCACGCTTTCTACCCTATATGCCTCCGGCTATCGCTGGAGCTACCTTGACACCGACGAGCAGTGCCTGTTTTTCACGCAGCAGTCGGGAGTTCACACGACCTACGGTGGCTGTGCAGGCATGTGCCTAGTGGACTCGGCTGACGTGGCCTACGCCGGCACGATTGGAGCCGGGGCTACCGCGCTGCAGAACATGGCAGGCGGCACGCCCACAGCGCCGTGGACCCCAATCACCGCGCTGGCCGGGAGTACGACGGGGTGCATCCGCACAAATTACGGCGGGCCCAATCGGCAGCTCGCCCTCGCCTTTGCGCCAGTAGGAACTTTCAATAATCAGGCTCCGGGAGCGCAAGATCCGACAATCGAATCCTCTACCGGGCGAGCCTACTTCTTCGCCATCCCGCTGATACCGGCTGGCGCTACACCGGCTGTTCGTGACGGAGCCCCGCTGAAAATGCGCCAGATCGCGTTCGGCCCGCAGGTGCAGAGTGCGTGGCAGGTGTTCAACACCACCGGCCCGGTCGTCGCGGCCCGCGCGGCGCAGTCGTTTCCGACCACCGGCGTCAACCTTTGGTGCACGAACTTCAGAGTTTAAATGGCTAACAACTATTACAAGCCTAGAGTCTGGAACGCTTATTGCGACTCTTGTGGATTTAAGTTCAAATCAGACCAACTGATGCAACGTTGGGATGGTCTGATGGTAGACAAAGATTGCTGGGAGCCACGACAGTCTCAAGACTTTATTAAGTCGATTAAAGAATACTCCCAGATTCTCCCTTGGGCCAGACCTGATACAGATGGTATTGATGTTAGTCCTAATTATGTAACACTTTACATAGACGCTGGATACTATGAAGAATTCCCACCTGTTCCTCCCGGATCCTATTTTGAGCAAACTACATGAGCACAATTGTAACCAGAGCGGGTAAGGGCGCTTCCCTTTCATGGGCTGAAGGTGATGCCAATTTTACCAACCTGAACACAGATAAGTACCAAGCTGGTGACAGTCCTACGTTTGTAACAGCAGCTATCACTACAGCGAATGTTACTACTTCTAACATTACTACAGCAAATATTACTACTGCTGACATTACTACAGCGAATGTTACTACAGCCAACATTACCACAGCAAATATTACAACAGCTGCTGTAACTAATATTGATGCAGTTGACATTGACATTGTATGTCCCACTAATGGAACTCCTATAACTCTCACAGATGGGACTGGTCAGGCAAACTTTAACTTTTTATCGGGGGCACTATACTTTGGAACAAACACTGCACATGATTTGTTTTTTAAAGTAAACAATGCCTCTGTTGCTAGATTCGATGATTCACTTGGTACTTTATTTCTAGCTCCAAATGCCTCAAATACAGATCTAAATCTAACCAACGGACAGATCAAGTTCCCAGCCGTACAGGTAGCCTCAGCCGACGCTAATACTCTTGATGACTATGAAGAGGCGACTTACACACCCACGGTAACGCCTGGTACGGGTTCAATTACATCATACACTTCTTCCGGTAGATATACAAAAATTGGACGAGTTGTTCATGTTCAAGTTGAAATTGCCATTACAAATGCCGGTACAGGTTCAGGCACACTAAATTTTACAACACCATTTACAGCGGCGGCAACTCCAGTTGGAACTGCGCACGGATTAGAAATTGATGTAACTGGGGTGACTGTTTCTGGATACTTCGCCGCTAGTGGTACCACGTGCTTTATTCTTCTCGCTACAGGCGGTAGCCCAGTTACAACTGGTCGAAGATATCTTATATCTGGTACTTACTTTACCTAGGAATTTTATGGCTATCTCTAAACAAAAAGTCTTAGACTTAATTCAAATTGATGAATTCTTTATTGTCAACTATCGTGAACAAACACGAGTTATTGATGACGACGGCTCTGTTATTGGAGAGAGAAGTAAGCGTGTATCTATAGCTCCCGGAGAGCCCAAGCAAGGACATCCAAAGCTTGTAAGAGACATTATTGATCTTGTTCATACCCCAGAAGTAATTGCAGAATATCAAGCAAGACTAGCAGCAAGCCAACCAAATCTAGGATAACATGGCTACTTCCGGCACGTATACTTGGGCTACAAATACCAGCACAGTGATTAACAACGCATTCCGCAAGATCACTCGTCTTGGGGACTTTGAATCTATTACTGCTGGCGATGATCGGTATGACGCCGGTCTACTAGCCCTAAACCCCATTCTCCAAAAGAACGCCGCCCACGGTATGCCTATGTGGGCAGTGGTTCAACATACTGCTCCTTTTAGCACAGCTGGACTAAACACACTGAATGGTACCCTTATCGGGATTGGGCAGACAGTCAACACTGTTGCCCCACTGAAGCTTATTCAAGCTATCCGTAGGGACAACACGGACCCAACGGACCCAATCGACGTACCACTACAAATCTATACCTATGACTACTATCAGTCTCTTTCAAATAAGGCGACTCCGGGTACCCCTGTTGGAATCTTCTACCAAAACGTTGCCGCAAGCTCCACAGGAACACCTACAGTTGGTCGAATCAAACTCTGGCTACTCCCAGACACCTACTGGACTACAACCTGTAACGGGGAGCTTATCATCCGTTACCAAAGGCCGTTCCAAGACCAAGTCGCAACCACTGGTGAATTTGACTTCCCTAACTACTGGATCCACGCCCTTACCTATCAGCTCGCCTATGCCCTTGCGCCGGATTACGGACTGGACCCCACTCAGCGGGGATTCCTAAAAAAGGACATGGATGAAGAGGTTGAGCTAGCTCTAGAGTTTGGAACGGAGACTGGTTCTTTCTGCATTCAACCTAGGACTCGTTCCTAATGGCGTTCACTAAAGCCCCGTCAACTGATAACCACAACGTACAGCGGATTCTGCCCACAGATGAGCCTTTGCTTGTTTCTACTCTAGTCAATGCTTTTGGAGCAACTAACAACAATCGCTTCTACAACTGTTATCCACTGGTAGAAAAGCAGAACGGAGATAACCCTGTTCTGCGTGTCCACAAGCGGGGTGGATATGACTTTAGTACTACCACAAACTCTTTCTTTATTGGAAGTAACCGTGGTGGTACGTTCACTGCGCAGGCGACCAGCCAACTGCTAAACAACATATTCTATACCTACGGTGCTGGGTTTTACATGCTTGACCTAAGTACTAAGGTTAATACACAGATCTCTATTACCGGTGTTCTCAACTACCTAGGCACGCTGAGTAACGCAATTGACGGATCCAATGTACGAAAGATTGCTTGTTTGGAAGGCGGTGGAGGAGCTGCTGTATACTTGACGCTCTGCAACGAAGACGGCACTACCATAACTACAACAAACTTGGCTACTGTCAACGTTGACGGTTCCAAGGGACTTGTCTTTATTGATGGGTACTTATTTGCTGTTAACCGCACAGGTACTCGGATCTATAACAGCGATCCTAACGGTGCGCTTACAACGTGGAACACTACAAACTTCCTAGACGCGGAACAATATCCTGATCCGGTCCTGTACATTGAAAAACACAAAAACTATCTAGTTGCTTTTGGTTCTGCTTCTACTGAGTTCTTCTATAACAACAGTATTGAGGTAGGATCACCACTAGCTCGTCAAGAGTCATACTCTACACGTGTTGGACTTGCTGGATCTACCCTTGGTGGATTCAATGCTACGTGGAGCCGGTATGTAGCTCGCGTTGGCGATGATCTTTATTTCCTTGGCACAGACGAAACAACCTCTATTGGTTTATACAGGATTAGAGACTTTAAAGTCCAGCCGGTAGGCGACAATTCTTTTGCTAGAAACCTGTTTAACGCTGTTAGCCGTGGACAGTATGCAATCTCTACTTACTGGCTAGACAACAATGTAGGCATTTTGGTAGAGTTGCTAAACTCCGCTAATGATGGTGGCGGTCTTTGGATGTACATGATTGATACTGATTCATGGGTTCAAATTGGTGGGGCAGATACCCCATCAAGCGCCAACGGCCTTATTTGTAAACCTTTGAATATGATTAATCCGTCTGACGGGAATGTAACAAGTTCTCCGTTCTATTTGACTGGTAGCGATGGCCAAACACCTAAACTATGGTCACCTACCGACGGCGTAACTGTAACAGCGACGTACACAACTAAACCAATAGACTTTGGAGTTAACCGCTGGAAGAGTATCGGCCGGGTAGATGCCATCGGAGACTTTTCTACCAACACTCTGACTCTTGCTTTTGGTAAGTCTATGAACTACAGCACAGCGCCTACTAATACCTACAGCATCGTGCCCAACACCATTGGCTATCAGGCTAACGTATCGTGGTACAACCTTGGTGCCTATAGACAGTTCTACCTACAGCTAACAATGGCTGGTACAGCTCCCTGTATATTCAGTGCCTTTGATGTTGAATACAACATAGGTGTTTCTTAATGTTCCAACCTTTTTCTTTTATCCTCACAGATCCGTCTACACCGGAAGGTCGCAATTGGCGCACATTCGACGAGTCTAGTAAGTCTCTTGTTGCTACTAACTTAGTATTTTCTAATCCTGTTGGGTTAACAACCTGTCCAAAAGGTGTCTTTACTCTCTATGGTCCGATTGTGTTTTACTCAATCCAGATCTCTGTTCCTAACGGTGATGGTTGGACAGTCTCGTCATACATAGACCTACCATTTAGTGCGCTTATCCATAACGGTGTCTTTGTTGCTCCGCATATTGGTTCTTGTTTTTTCAACGCAAATGAAGCGTACCAGACGTATGCTTATCTTAGCAGCACAGCTAATCCCAATAGGTTAAATTTAGCTGGAGGCTATACAAACGCTACTGGTGTCACACAAACTCCAACAATTACTGGTTGGTACTTTAGGGATTAACACATGGCATATCTAGACCAAATGTACGGCAAGCCAAATACCAATCAATTAACTGGTAATCCAGCCTATCAACCCGGTGGTGCTTTGGGGGGTCCAACCCATCAACCAGTTAATCAATACGGTAATGCTTTGGGGGGTACAACGGCTAAATCTTATTATCCCGGAATGTCTGATATTGCATCCGACTATGGTGCTCCTCAAGTCTCCTATGGCCAAGATCCAAATAGACAGCAGAATCACGGACCGCGATTCTATGATGGTATTCCGCGTGAGGTTAACGGTTGGAGTGGCGGCGAGCAAGATCCCCGAGCTGGAATGAAAAAGCCTGCTGCACCATATCAAGCCCCGACTCCAGCCCCCGGCTACACTCCGGGCATGACTGGGCCACCACAAGGCTATTCTCCTATCCGTGAGATGGCTGGCGGTGCCCAGCTTATGCGCGGTCCTGATGGAAAGAATTATATTTTCAAGGGCGGTCCCGGCGGTTACATGGAAGAAGATGCTGTGATGCAGCACTATAGCAGCAGCGGTATGCCGGGTCAAGGCGGTAACTTCAGCCAGTTCCGCGCAGGCGCGGGCGGCGACAACGATCCGGGTCCAATGTTCGGCGGACAAAACAATAGCGGCGTTATGCCGTATGACCCAGAAGAAGTCGCGCGGATCGTTGCTGCTACGGGTCAGACTACCGGGAACATTGACCAAGCTGGAGGCCCGCAGACGGCTCCGGAGTGGATGCAGCACGACGGGGCGGCTAAGTGGATGGACCCCGTAGTCAAGACAACGCTCGGCGCGATGATGGGTTACGGGGCGCTTGGTGCAGCGGGCATGTTGGGAGCGAATGCTGGCGGTCTTGGGGGCGCATCGTATGGGATGACCTTGCCGGGTCTTGGGGCAGGCGGTAGCGGGTGGGGAGCCGGTCTTGCTACTGGCGCTGCTGGAACTGGTGTTGGTACTGGCGGGAGCTTGCTTGGCGAGTTGATGGCCGGTGGATTGGGTACTGGGCAAGGTGCCTCTGCAATCGGGGCGACGGGCACAGGTCTACTTCCTACCGGAGCGGCCGGAACACTCGGTGCTGGCGCTGGAGTGAGTGGTGCTGGTGCAGCCGGTGGACTTGCTGCCACGGGTGCCGCAGGAACGCTCGGTGGAACCTTCGGAGGCCTGACTCAGATCGCCCCCGTCGCTGGCGCAACAGGTGGAATGCTCGGTGGAGTTGGTGGCTACGGCGCTATTGGAAGTGCTGCTGCTGGTGCCGGCGGCTCAACTGCTTCTACTATGAGTCAAATCCAAGACTATGTTAAGAAGGGTATGAGCGTTATCGAGGCTATTCAAAAGGTCACCGGTGGTGGCGCAGGTGGTAAAGGTGGTGGGGCAGGGATCCTAGACATGCTAGGAGCATACTACTCATCGCAGCAGATGAAAGACTACTCTGGTAACATGAAGGGTATCTACAGCGACCTAAACAACCGCCAAGATCAGTTCCGTAACCAGCTACTCAAGTCCTATGAAGATCCTAACCAGTTCTACGGAAGCAATCAATGGAAGGGTCTAGAGTCTGTTTACCAGAACTCTATTGATCGTGATGCTTCTAAGGCAGGTCGCCTAGCCAACCCAACAGATCGTGAAGTTCTACTCCAGAACCACGCTATGAAGGAACTAGAGAAGTACCGTGATGGTCTGCGGCAATCGGCTGGCCTTACTCGCCCTGAAGCTGCTCTTGAGCCTTTGGCTAAGGGATATGAGGCTGAGGCATACGCTAACACAGCCCCTTGGGCCACAGCAGGTAGAGGTGGTACTGGCGGTGGTTCCGTTGGCCAAGTCAGGGATATAGTTGGTGCCATTGGCGATACCGCCAAGTCAGCAGAAGATATTTGGAAGCTTATTGAAGGTTGGTTTAATTAAGGATAAACATGCAACCAATTAATCTTGATGGTCTTGCTAAATACTTAGGCCCCGGCACAGGCGGCCTATGGATGGGCGAGCAGCAAAAAAATGCTATGCAGGAATCAGAGCTGTCCCAAGCTAAGTCGCTTGAGGATATCTTTAAGGCACAGCAAGACCGTGAACATAACGCTCAAATGAACCCACTAAAAGTGGAACATCAAAAAGGTCTTAATGCTCGCCAACCAGTAGATCTTGAGGGAGCTATTTTAGGTAACAAAGAAAAACAAACAAAGCTTGATCGTGACCAGTTTGCTAACTTTGTTAAAGACTTGGCAAATATGGACCCACGTGTTGTGGCTGCTCCTGATCGTGCTGCTTTTCTAAATGACATCTCAAAACGTAACAATGTACCAGTAGACCATCCAATGTACCAGATTGCTCTACAGGCCCACGCTAAGGGTCCAGAAGCTTTCCAGATGTTCCGAGACTCTTTTACTGTTAGTCCTGAAACCCAGTATAGAGAAACGCAAGCCAACGCTCGTACAGATCGCTCTAATGATCGTATGGAAGCTAACACAAGGCTTATCCAAGAAACTCAAGAGCGTATCCGTAGAGAAGACCGTGAAATGAAGCTACGTATCGCTGAGATGCGTGCAAAAGAGGGAAGAGACGCAGAAGCCAAACAGAACTATTCTCAGGCTTTTACAGCTTATACCCGAGCGGCTGATGCGGCTGAAATAGCTGGAGATTTGGAAGGAGCAGCTAGACTTCGAGCACGCGCTGATCTAATGTTACAAGCAGATATCGCAAAAGCAGCGGCGGGTCAGAACACTGCTAAAGCTGGTGCAGCGGAACTTCCACCCGGAACAGGAATTACACAGCGCCGACCACAGCCCACGCCAACTGTTC